GAATATGTTGGAAAAGTACCACCTGATATTCTTGCGGATATTGCGTATAAGTGGGGAATTATGTACAGCGCTCTTTGTGTTATTGATTTGACAGGTGGTATGGGTGTTGCAACTGCAAGAAGATTACAAGAGTTGGGTTATGAAAACTTCTTCTATGATGGAGTTGATATGACAAACAAATGGAAATATGATCCAAAGGTTAAAGATAAAATACCAGGTATCAACTTTAACAACAAAAGAGTTCAGATTATTGCTTCCCTTGAAGAAGCAATGAGACATGATTTCAAAATACGATCAAATCGTCTTCACAATGAAATGGGTACATTTGTGTATATCAATGGTAGACCTGATCACCAAAAAGGTCACCATGATGATTGTATCATGTCAATATCTATGGCTTTGTATGTTGCGGAAGCGGCATTTCCGTCATTACAAAAGGTAACAAATCATACAAAGGCTATGATTGATTCATGGTCAACTTTTGTGAACGAAAACAAAGAACCATCACAATTTTTTAATCCTCAAATTCCAGCATTTAATCAACCTGGTATGGGTAGAAATTTGAACAATCGTGAAGTAACGAGGGATGACTATATAAAATATGGTTGGTTATTTGGTGCTAAGTAGTATTTATATTAACAACAATTTGGTTAATTTAGACGTAAATGAGTACTCCCCAAAATAATACAGTTTGGCAAAGATTAAGTAGGGCACTAGGACCTGATGCTTTAATGAATCAGGATTTTCCTGTTTACAAATTTGACAAAAAAGAAATCCTTAGAACACAGAATAAAGACGAGTACGAAAAAGAAAAACTCCAAGCCCAACAATCAGCCTATTTGGCAAATCAGTTTGCTAAGGTTGAAAGTAATCTTTATAACCAAGCTGTATACTATGAACCAAACAGATTGGCAGCATATTACGACTATGAGTCGATGGAGTACACTCCTGAGATTTCTGCGGCACTTGACATATACGCCGAGGAGTCTACTACACCAAACGAAGATGGGTTTATCCTTCAAATATATTCCGAATCCAAAAGGATTAAATCTGTATTAGCCGATTTGTTCAACAATGCTTTGGACATTAACACCAACTTACCTATGTGGACAAGAAACACATGTAAGTATGGGGATAACTTTATTTATTTAAGACTTGACCCAGAAAAAGGGGTCGTTGGTTGTCAACAGTTACCCAACATCGAGGTTGAAAGATATGAAACTGGTTTAGCCACTCATAATTTCAATATGAATGGTCAACCACCTACAGGATCCGAAAACAAAGGTTTAAAATTTTTGTGGAAAGCTCAGAACATGGAATTTCAACCATGGGAAATTGGTCATTTTAGATTACTCGGTGATGACAGAAGATTACCGTATGGTACATCAATGTTGGAAAAATCTCGTCGTATTTGGAAACAACTTTTGTTATCGGAAGATGCAATGTTGATTTATAGAACCTCGAGAGCACCTGAAAGAAGAGTATTCAAAGTTTATGTTGGAAACATGAATGATGACGATGTGGAGGCTTATGTACAACGTGTTGCCAACAAGTTCAAAAGACAACAAATTGTTGACGCTAAAACGGGTAATGTTGATATGAGATTCAACCAAATGGCGGTTGACCAAGATTATTTTATTCCCGTTAGAGATCCGTCGCAACCAAGTCCTATCGAAACTTTAGCAGGTGCACAAAACTTGTCTGAAATTGCCGATATTGAATATATCCAAAAGAAACTTGTTACCGCACTGAGAATACCCAAAGCGTTTTTAGGGTTTGAAGAAGTGGTTGGTGATGGTAAGACTTTGGCATTAATGGATATCCGTTTTGCTCGAACTATCAATAGAATACAAAAATCAATGTTACAGGAGTTGAATAAAATTGCGATTATTCACCTGTTCTTAATGGGGTTCGAGGAAGAGATTTCGAACTTCACACTTGGATTAACTAACCCATCTACTCAAGCAGATTTACTCAAGGTTGATATTTGGAAAGAAAAAATGTTACTTTACAAGGACATGGTATCTGACCCTGGTAATGGTATTCAAGCCACTTCATCTACTTGGGCTAAGAAACACTTGTTCAATTGGTCTGATGAGGAAATCAGAACAGATCTTCTTCAACAAAGAATGGAAAAGGCAATCGGTGAAGAACTTAAGAACACTGCAACTGTTATTGCTAAAACAGGTGTGTTTGATACTGTAGACAAACTTTATGGTACAAAACCTGGTGAAACACCTCCTGCGGCACCGGGTGAAACAACAGAACCTGCTGGTGCTGAACTTGGTGGTTTGGGTGCCGAGTTGGGTGCACCATCAGGACCCGAATTAGGTGGGGCAGAAGCTGAAGGTGGTACACCTCCTCCGGGAGAAATCACACCAGAATCTACTAATAAGAGAGATATGAATATATTAGTTGAGAGTGATGCGTTCAGTTCTAAGTTTTTAGATTTGGGTGTTGCACAACAAAGTTTGGGTAAAATTGGTGAAGAACTGGACAAGTTGCTTAATTCGTAATATTTATTAGTGAATTAAACAATACCCAAAAAATGACCTTCGGACAAATCAAATCCATTTTAGAAAAAAACTTACTTGAGTCTTATTCTAATCCTTCGAGTTTTAAAAAGACACTCAAAGAATTTAAACATAATGTTTTGAATAATAAAAACTTTTCAAAACTATATAGCCTTTACGACGAATTAACCACACCAAAGGGTCTGACTGAAAGTGATGCTAAAGAGTATCTCGAAGAGGGTTTATCTTTAATAAGATCAATTTTAGAAACAACACAACTACCTAAAAATGGTGAGTTGTCTGAAAATACCTATAAGGATCTTGATAACTTAGTGTATTTAAATAACATCAATATTTCTGAAAGATTAGAATCTAAGAAAAATATTCTTAAGACTTTGACATCCAAACCTACTGTGAATGAAACTAAGGTTTCTATACCTTTAAGATCTATGGTTCATATTGCAAATCAAACAGTACAAAGTTATTTAGAGGGTTTAGATGAAACCGTAAAGAAAGAAGTTTTTCATGTTTTGGCAACGAATGAAAATGACTTAGAGTTAGAATACAAATCTTTGAAAGAAAATACTATCAATAGTTTAAGTACTCTTTTAGAAAACAACACTGATTCTGAAGTAAAAGTTAAGTTAAACGAAACTATAGAAAAAATTAAGTCTGAGAAGTTCGATCAAGTTAATTTTGTAAGATTGAAGCATCTTAATGATTCTATTCAACTTCCTTCTTAAATTTTTGAATGTAGACAGCCTTATTTTTGTCTAATCTTTTTTTCACTGATTTTTTTACAAACTCCTTACGTTGATTAAGGAGTTTTGTTTGTTTTGTTTTAATTACCTTACCCTTAAGGGTTTTGAGGGCTTTCTCGATGTTTGAATTTACTTCTACTACCAACATGTTTTATAAATATGTTTGGAGTATGCGAATTTCTTCCTATATTTTTTAAAAATAAACAGATGAAAAATCTGAAATATGAAAAAAGGTAAAACAGTCAAAATAAATTCATATCCATCATTAAAAACCACATACGGAACAGTAGACTCAAAAAAACTAAAATCTTTGTATTTGAATATACAAAGTTGGGTGCAACCAAAAGAAGAATACGAAAATTGGGAACGTATTGTTGCAAACTTATCGAGAGATGTAAAACATTCAGTACTTGAAAGCCTCGACCCGAATCTTTACAAAAATCACTTCATTGTTGACTTGGATCTTCGCACAAGCGGAATTAACGTAAACAAAAAATCCTTTATGAATTTAGAAATAAATTTATATACGAACATGGATGAAGACTTCAAATCAAATACTATTAAAGATTCTATAAAAAAAATAATAAAACAGATTTATAAAGAATGTGTTTTAAAAAACAAATATTTTATTTTCACACCCACTAAAAACACTGTTGTGGATGAAGTTATCTAATACTCTAATATTTATCTTTTAAAAGGTATTCATGAAAGATTATACAATATTAGAAGCGGGACAACTTGGCAAGGGCATTCTTGTTGAGATGGACGCAGGATACGTATCTCCATCCGATCCACTTAATGTGGATATTCTCAGAGAACAAAAAGAAATTGATTATAGAAATCCATTTGAGTTTTATGCCGTACTTCAGAAATATGGTGTACCGAACCGAAACGGTAGAGTGTATCCTGAAAGGATTCTGAAAAGGGAAGCTGACAAATATAAAACTTTGATAAAAAAAGGTCTTTCTACTTCTGAACTCAATCACCCTGAGTCTTCATTGATTGATCTTGATAGAGTATCACACATTATAACTGATGTGTGGTGGGATGGTCACATCTTGATGGGTAAACTAAAGTTACTTACATCACCAGGATTTCATGAAAGAGGCATTGTATCTACAAAAGGTGACATCGCAGCAAATCTTATGAGACAAGGGGTTACGATGGGAGTATCTTCAAGGGGTGTAGGATCACTAAAAAAAGTTGGGGAACAAAATGAAGTTCAAGATGATTTTGAATTAATATGTTTTGATTTAGTTTCTTCACCTTCTACACCTGGTGCATATTTGTTTGGTAGTCCGGAAGAAAGAGTTAAGTATGAGGAAAATTTAGAAGAGGAAAAAAAGACAAAGTCAAGTGGTACTAATATGGAGAAGTCTGTTGATTTAATGAAAAAATTAACCGATTATTTAAAACGTT